ACATAGCTAACTTGTTGTCAGCATGATCTACCACGGCTTTTCTTTGTCGTATAGATCTGTAAAACTGTGCAGCTGCAGCTTTCTCTTGTTGAGTAGCTGTATGTTTACCTGCTCCCATGATGTATTTAGCCTGATCAAACGCATCAAATTGTCCAAGTACATATTTAGCATATACAAATGTATTGTTTGCTTTTTTGTACTCTTGTTCTTCGATAGCTGTAAGTTCTACAGGCACACATATAACTTCATAAGGAGAAACTAAACCTAGGTTAACACATTCATCTAGTGTTATCCTATACGCTATAGGAGATATATTATCAAGTAATTCCTTGTATTCTATATCTTCTGGTAACGTTGCAGTCATGCATAATAACCTTTTGTATGTATTGTTTTCAAAAAACTTACGATACTCAGGTGACAAACCAAGATGTATCTCATCACATATAACAATGTCATAATAATTATCTTCTAATTTGTATGCTGACTGATAGCACATTACGTCCACTCTGTCTAGCAGGTGCTCGTAATTCCATTTTATAAACTCTTCTTTAAACTGATCTTGTAACTGTGTAGTAGGTACTAGGACAAGAGCCCTAGCATCTTCAACAGTATCAAGAGTTTTACCAACAGCAAGGACGCCGCAACGAGACTTACCAAAACCAGTACCAGCAATGATACTACCAATGAACCCGCGTTTTGCCCATGCGTTAAGAGCTTTTCTTTGTTCTTCATCTTTTGTCTTTATTAGTTGACTCACTTGCACTTCCATAGATTAACTGTTCTTTCTGTAGATGCGTCATAGTAGTCACCAGCATGCGTAACTAAGCCTTTTTCCCGTAACTCAGATACTCTGCCAGTGACTCTATTTATATCCCAATCTAATTTCTTAGCAATCATTCTATTTGTTGCTTGCCCAAGTTCTAGTTTTAAAACCTTAAGAACCTGAGCCTGTCTTCTACTAATAACACCATCATCTAACAATTTTTTGTAAGATGCAGTTGATTTTTCATTTACCATATATTATTTATTTAATGTATTCTCTAATTCTACTTTCACTTTTGTCTAAAACCTCAGCAATGTTCTTTACAGACATGCGCTTAGATCTTAACTTTTTAGCTATAGTAGCTAGTTTAATAACTGACAGACTCTTTAGTTCTGTCCATTCTTTAGTTTTACTATTCCAATTCATAATTTATTTTAATGGTTACTTACTAACATAAACAAAATAATACCTATAATACCTAAAAATCCTATGTACATAAATACATAGCTAGCTACTATAGAGTACTTTTTTTTGCCTTGCCACTCTGGCATTCTTTTTTTACTCATGATCGTTTATAATTTCTTGTATGTTTAATAATTTTGTTTTTAACTCTTCGTTTTCAAGTTCTAAGTGTTCTACTCTAGCCGCAAAACGGGCAAGCAGATCATCTTTATCGTTTGCATCACTCATACCTTTAATACCTACAGCTGTAGCACAAAGATTAAAAAACTCTTGATAAGGTTTATCTACGTCCATTAAATCTGCATGCACTTTAAATGCGTGTAATACTGTAGCGTGGTCTCTATTAAACATAGCTGCGTTTACAGTGCTACTGTATTGCAGTTTATCGTTAATAAGAACCATGCATATTCTACGAGCTGTTACCACCTCTGTAGTTCTAAGTTTACCACGTATTTTACTAATAGGCACTTCTGTAATTCTAGAAACAGTCGCAAGTATTCTTGCTACATTTGAATCTATCTTGTGTAATTTTATTTTTCCCACGATTTACTAATATTTGTGTCCGCTTTTAGCAGACCGTTAGTTACTACTTTCAAAGCTGCAAGCTCCATAAGTTCTGTTAGTTTATCTACCCATACGTCAGAATATTCTATAGTACATATAGTATCTATTTGGTCATGTACAGTCATAACTATTTGAACAGGAGCGTTATTCTGATTAATGTAATCTCTAATAAGAATAAGCGCTAGCTTTGTCATATCAGCAGATGCACCCTGTATAGGTGTATTCTTGCTGGCACGTTCTATACTACCAAGCTCAAAGGCTGCGCCTCTATCTGAGTTGATTCTAGGATGCCAGTTGGAAAACCATCTGCGTCTGTTAAACGGAGGAAATGTTTTAATATAGCCATACTTTTTACCAAAACCTCCAAGTTTAGATAGAAAGCCACCAATAGCAGGAAACGCATCAAAGTATTTATTAATTAACGCTTCAGCTTCTGGTATACTAATATCAAGAGTGTTGGCTAGTTTATGCGGTCCCATACCGTAGGCTAGGCCAAAGTTAATAGTCTTTACATTAGTACGTAACTTAGAATGCTTAGGACAGTTGCACTTCTCTCTTTTTAAGAGGAAGGCACAACCATCTTCAGCAGCATCGGTCCATTGTGTGCCGTATACAAGTTCAGCACACACACTATGTAAGTCTTGCCCTTTTTGTAGAGCATCTATCCAAACAGGATCTTTGCTACCAAAAGCGATGACATTCAACTCCTGACTACTATAATCTGAAGATACAAAACAATATCCTTCAGGGGCGATAAAGCAGTTTCTAAAAGCATTATCTGCAGGTATCTGTTGCATATTAGGTTTACTACTAGCAACACGACCTGTATCTAATATCTGATTAAAACTTGTATGTATTTTGTTATCACAAGACACAAACTTAAAGAAGTCTTTACCGTAAGAGGTAGCTAACTTCATCTTTTCTTTGTATTTAACATACAAATCAATAATCTTGTGTCTGCGTCTAAGTTTATACATTTCTTTACCATTGACATTTTCTAGCTCTGGAACCAGCTTTTGAAATACCTTAAGAACTTGCGTAGGGCTAGTCCATTTAATACCAACCTTACGCAATTCTTCTTGAGGCGTAAACAAGTCACCTTGAACATGAGTTAACACAAAGCACGACAACTCTGGGACGATTTTTACCAGGTTATCTAAGTTATCTCTCATATTCAAGGCTTCTTGTTCGCTTCTGCGTGCAATGACCTCCCAAGCATCTTTGTCAATATCAAGTCCATTGTACTCAATATCCGCAAATGCTAACACTGCACGATTTTCTAATTTTATTACATTTTCTAGTTTATTACTGCTTATTTGTGGTAACTGATGTTCTCTTACGCTAAGTAGATATTCTACATCTTTAGCACCATATATAATTTGGTCATCAGTATATGCTTGTCCAGTTAAACCTATAAATCTATTTCTGACTTCTTTGTCTAAGTCTACATTAAGATATTTTTTACAAACATCTTTCAATCCATACTTCACCCCATCCTTGCCGCAGTTTATCACACGTTCTGCAAGGAAAGTGTCGTAGACACACTCAAGTTCGATACCACTATAGTGTTTGATAAACTTATAGTCAAACTTGGCGTTATGAAGTATTTTGATAATATTCTTTGATTCAAGTATATCACGCAATGGTTCTATACTTACATGTCTAGTATCAATAACAAACTGTTTATGTTTGTCACCAATCTGAAACATAATCATACGTTTGCATGTAAAATCAAAGCCTTCAGTTTCAGTGTCAACACCTAACACATCTACTGTAGAGCAATAGTCAACCACGTCTTGAATTGTTCCCAACTCATAACGTGGTGACGTAATTGCTGATGTTGTACTAGTTACTAACTGAATCATGATAATCGTGATCAGCTCGCATTTCTAGATATTCCTCTTCAGATGCTCTTATAGCTTTCTGTTCAAGAAATTCTTCGTATTCTGGCATTAGGTGTTTATCTACAAGAATACATACATATCTAGCATATATAGTTTCAAATGTCTGGCCTCCAAATTCAAATGATTTTAAATTATTCTTGGAGGCTAGATCATAATTTAATTTAAAGACGGAATATGAACCGTCTGTAATCATCTGATAGATGAATCCCATGTGTGACATAATAATATTGGTTTTAAATGTTAATTTTTAGGTGAGGAGCCTGTATACATAATAAAAAAATCACCACGCATTGGTGTAGGTTTACCCTTAGGTGTGTCATGTCCTTGTGTTCCAAACATAAGCTGATAAGCTATGTCTGTATTTATAACTTTAGGAATGTCATACACTACATCAGTGCGTTCTCTAGTAATTTTCTTTCCTCTAAATTCAATTTCTTCTTCAGAAGTAACTGATCGTACTACTCTTTGTACTTTATTATTACTCATATAAAATATTTGGTTAGCAAATATAATCAAAACGATTATAGTATACATGTTTTGTTGATAAAATAGGACGAGAAATTAATCTCGCCCTATTATCAAAAACAAGTTTAGAATCCAAGTGAGTCATCACCCACTGGAAGCTGTGCTTTTGCTGTTTGAACTTCCTTGTTCTCTACAACAATAGCCTCAGTATCACTCTCTAGTAAGATGTGTTGTACTTCATCATTAGTCAACACCATCATAGTATTGCTAAAGATGTAGTCACCTTTGTGAGTAATATAGTCTCCATCTTTACCTCTGCGTTTTGCAGCAGTTTCAAGATTTTGTTCCTGCCATTTATTTGGTGCAGTTGTCTCAACGATACGTAGTTTCATACGAACACCATTAATTTCAGGATTAAGAATGTTTAAGTCCATAACCTCACCTTTGTCAGACATATACCAATCACCGTCGTCACCGAAGTTG